TGGGTATACCTGTGTTCTCCTTGTCCAGGAAAACAAATAGTACCGTCAATATCAACAGTATATCTCATTCAAAAAAAGTGCAAGTAACATTAAAAGAAATAGTAATTCTATTATCTTGTGCAGGCTCAGTACAATGGTACATATCAGAAGGAAATACTAGTACACTACCTTCACTGATGTGTTTAGTATCATAAGAAAAGTTTTGATATGCAGTGTTGGATGTTCCTGCACCAAAAAATATTGTGTTGTTCTCTTCTCCTACATGAAGAAGATATACTCCAGAGAAAGTAGCGTCAGCATGAACATGAGGACCATGCGATTCACCTACCTTGTAGTTATTATACCAGATATGTTGTAAGTTTATATCATCTACATCAGGAATGTTAAAAGGTAGAGACTCTATGCAAGATGCGACTGGATCAAATACAATTTCAGAAAATAAATCATGAAGTTCGAGGTAGTCTCCAAACTTACCAGACTTATCATTGAAATTATCGTAACATGATTCAACTGGTCGTTGCGTTATCCAAGGAAGTAATTTTTCTTTGATCTCATCATGACTCTGCAATTTCTTTTTATAAAGAAAAGGACCAGGAAATAAAACTAGATCAGATGTTGAGGATTCTATCGACATTATTCATGGTCAGTGTATATGTGCCAGGATTCTGTACTGCAATAGCAGCCGCCTTATTAGCAAAACAAATTGCTTCATCCATTGACGGAAGTTGAATATAATAGAAAACTAAAGCTGCAAGGAAAGTATCTCCAGCTCCAGTCACATCAAATGTCCGAACAAGATCTGTACATGGAAACTTTTTCTTATTCCATGCAGCACCATCAGATCCCATAGTAACAATCATGTTAGCAGAGTTAGGAATATGATCTGGATCTAAACTCTCAAACTCTTTCTTGTTAATTTTGTAGATGACATTACTATACTCAGTAGGTAGGATAGTTTTTTTCGTATCTACAAATATCTTAGTATTAGGATACCTACCAGCAATGTCACTGACTATTTTTGTGCCGGAAATATATCCTTTGTCATAGTCCGAAATAACAATAGCATCATATGTTTCATGTAATAAAGCCATCTGCAATTCAGATGGATGTAAGGGTCTTACATCGGGTTCATTATCTACTCGGACAATCTGTTGGTTAGATCTACTATCAATGTATCTCGTCTTAGTGAGAGGTTCCTTATTAGTAAGAAAGGTTACATTAATACCAAGAGACTCTAGATTGGCATGAACATTGGCAGCCATGCCAGGTGCCTGTTCTTTTTCACTTTGAATTAATATAGGAACTGGTGCCTCTGGGCTTAGTCTATTGCATGGACCATAGACCCATTCATCAGTACAACTATCCCCGATCAATAATACTTTGTATGGTCTTGCTAGTTGCATAATCTTCTAACCTAGGGAAAAAATGTAATTCAGTAGCGTACATAGATCCAATGACTGACTTTCCTTCCCAGTCAGATCCTACTACCATTATATCAGGTGCAGTAACAGCTATGCACTTTTCTAGTTCTTCATCAGAACCAAATAGAACTACATGATCTACAGTCTTAAGACTTTGTAGCATGTATGCTCTATCTTCGGCGTTATTTATTGGGCGAGAAGGACCTTTCTTTTCCCTTACCCGCTCATCACTATCAATACCAACAACTACCACATCACCCATAGATTTTGCGTACTCTAAGAGTTGCAAATGTCCAGAGTGAAGGATATCGAAGGTTCCGTTTACAAAAACTTTTTTAGTCATTAGATACCTTGATCATCTTACCATGTTCAGGAAGATAAAGATACTCGATGTCAGAGTTAGCAAGAGTACGGCAAGCGTCGTCCAGGGTCTCCACCAAAGGTTCTCCACCAAGATTAAAAGAGGTATTAAACAAAATCGGACAACCCGTAGCATCATAGAAGGCTTTGATGAGGTCATAGTAGTTCTTGTTCTGTTCTTCAGTAACAGTTTGAATACGACATGTTCCATCAACATGAATAATAGCTGGAATTTTTTCTTCGATACCAGGTTGACACTTAACGGCATACATCATGAAAGGAGTGTCTTCCATTCCCTTTAGGTCAAACCATTCGTCTGCATGTTCAGCAAGAATCGATCCAGCAAAGGGACGGAAGTACTCACGATTCTTCACTAAATTAACAAAATCTTTTCCATCAGGATCACGAGGATCATACATGATAGATCTATTACCCAATGCACGAGGACCTGCTTCTGATTTTCCTTGGAAAAGAGAAACAATATTCTCATTAGAGATCAAATCAATAACATCTTTATTCTCCGCGTCAGTTACCGTACCACTATACTTATCAGCAATGTCAATGATCTGTTCAATAGTATAATTATAGTCTGGACCATAATACAAATCAGTAATTCTAGGAGGAACTGTTGGTTCTTCATCCTTTAAAGATTGATAATATACTAACAATGCAGCCCCAATAGCAGTTCCACCATCATTACTGACAGGTTCAACAAAGAGATTGATACCATCATCTTTCAACTTATCAAGATACCAATAATTTGCTACACAATTCAATCCATATCCACCAGAAAGAACAACATTCTTTTTACCACTTACCTCTACAGCCTTATAGATTAATTTAAGAACTGCTTCTTGAGTTTCAGTTTGTACTGCATATGCAAGGTCTCTACGATTCTTAAGTTTAGTTAGATCGTCAGAATCATGATTATTTAAGAAAGGATATTCTTGAACATTGACATGCCCAGCATTAGGATAAGTAGGAATAATAACATTCCTATCTACTGTTCCACTCTTCTTAAATAAAGTAGGAACCTCATCATTAGGTTCTCCATATGGGAATAATCCCATAGTTTTACCAGCCTCAATAGCATGCCAACCACAATACTGTGTCGCAGCTTCATATGCTTTTACAATACCTGCAGTTTCATCGAGAGTATAAGAGAAGAAACCAGTCTCACCAGGATAAGCCATTGCTGCTTCCATTTCAGCAACATAGTTTGTGGTACAAGGTCCACGAGATCCAAGATGTTTATATAAGGTATTAATCTCACTTGGGAACTTACAATCAAAAATAGTTTCAGTTTCCCATACAGTTTCAGTCTGCCCCATTACATCAAACTGAATGAAGGTTCCGGCTCCATCAACTACTAGAGCAGCTGCTTCTTCAAATCCAGACCGATAAAAAGCAGCAGCAGCGTGAAGTTTATGATGAACATTACCAACATCAACAACCTGAGGATGCCTCTTTTCTGGATCTGGTTCGACATCTTTAATCAAGCCCAGTTTTCTTGCCATCCCAACATAGATTGGTTCATTACTATACTCAAGATGACCACAATCTCTTTCCATCAATTGAGTATGACCAACAACAAGAAAATCAAGCTTATCGGTATACTTTTTTATCTCCAATAGTGAAGCAATAGGTCCACCATCATATTTACGGCGAGATAATCTCTCTTCTTCAACAGCAAAAACAATCTCACCATCCTTTAGAAGACATACTCCAGCGTTGTGTCCGCGAGTAATACCAGCAATCCACTGAGTCATTTACCAAATCCTTTTGTAGGGGTTTCTGTTGTCTCTTTTTTCTTTACAGGTTTTCCAAGTCTATCTCTACAAGACTTTAACACACTTGCAATATCATCTTCTGTCATTGCCATACACTCATCATTCTGCATATCCGCATAGTCTTCCATTGTCAATCTAATGGGAGAGAATGTTCTTTTATCCTCTCCTAAATCAATTATATCAAATTGATTGTCATTTGGATAGCTAATATTGATGGGATATGTTGATCCGATCACTGCTGTTACACTAGTATCAGTTGCAGCTGCAATGTGTTGACCAACAGAATCGCAACCCAAGAAATGATCTGCCCTATTAATAATAGATGTCCAGATACGGACATCAGGAATTTGAGGTAGAATAAATGGATACTTAGATTCTCCATCCTCTGTCTGAAATGGAAACTCAGACATTACAATTACACAATAATCTTTCTTGAGATCATTAACGATCTTACTGATATCTCCAAGACTGAAACTTCTAGATGTTGGGTCAAAAATATATCCACCCTCATCCATCACACCTCTACCAAAAGGTTGAATTACAACAACTTTTTCTTTACCAGTAACTTTAATTGCTTCATCGACTAGCTGAAGACCTTGAATACCCTCATGCTTTGCTAGTTTAATTGTAGGTTTAGGAAGATCCCTAGGTTCTTCTGTACCATTAATTTCCATATCAAATGCTTGAGCAATACTACATTTTTGATTGTAGTAATGCCAACGACGATATGGTTCAGGTGTAACACAATCTCTGTCTTTGATCTTATCTTCAAAAAGATCTTTATGCCAGTTGTCGTATGCGTATTTGTGAAGGACTGGATGGGACTTATAGAAATTCATCCCACCCTCACACACAATGATAAAATCATCATGTGTTTCTGCGTATTTTTCAAAGGCAGGGATGGAGGTGATAACTCTACCAGCTCCTCCATTAATGAAGAATGCTTTTGATCTCATACTAATTTGGTCAACAAAGTATATAGTTATAAAAAGAAAACCTGATTCGCTCGATCATGTTCGGTGAACATCCCATGATCAATGTTCTGCGAGTGCATCACATCAGATTCATAAAAGATACATCTATTATACACCATTTCAGCCTCATATTCAACTCTCCACTCTCTATCACCATACAACCACTTTCTAAGGTATGGAAAACACTGTTCAGGTCTTGTAACCTCATCATCAAATCCCTCGGGTTTGTCAATATATTCCGTTACCTTATATGGAAGAGACATCTGCCCTTTATACGAATATAAATTTGTACCACCTTGACATTCTTCTGGAGTATTCAAATAAATCACTGCACCAAACTGATTGGAGTCTGTAGTAAGCTCTTGCAGATATGAATCTTGATGAGGAATATTGAACCATGGTGCATGAAATGCACTATCATAATTCATAACATTACACATGAATCCAATAGTATCCCACTGGAATTCATATGATTGTTTATCAATATTCTTAGACCATAGAGAATTGTCTAAACAATACTCATCAAAAAAGGGTTTAAGATTCTTCTTTACTTCTGAAGTCTCTTTGAATATTCTTTGACCAGGAAGATCGCCTATTAAACTCTCATTTGTTTTTCTCTCTAAGCTTAAAGAGAGATTTCTTATTTCGTCTGGATTTTTATAAAAATTATCGGCAATTATAATCGTTCTATTTTGCGGTCCTACTCTCTTAACACTAACATCAAGATTTTCATTAAGTTCAAACATTTTATAAAATCCTAAAAATCAAAAAAAATTCCGAGGAAAATTTCCTCGAAATTATGGAATTAAAAAGTCAATTTCGTTTCGGGATCAATTAAGATTCCTCAGTAACAATATCAGTTGAGTTCAGTCCAGTCTCAGGAGACGCTCCTCTAAATCCAGCAACATCACCAGGCTCTCTAGGCCATACGATCAGATAAGTATTGTTACCAACACTACTCCAAGTAGTGGGCAAGTCCCTCAACTTTTGACGATACTCTTTCCACTCACTAACATAACCTGCTGGAGCATCTGCAGGAATTTTATCATCAGATTGTGAAAGTAAGATATCTCTTGATTTTCTTACTACTTCCCACCCAAAGGATTGACTAGCAGATTCATCTTCTAAATCAAGTGCTGTATGGGGACCAGAGAATCTACCTGTATTCCAAAGACTAGTCTCAAAATTATAACCAAACGAGCACATATCATATACTTCATGGAAGTAA